TCTTGGGATTATCCGAGAAGATTTGTGAAGTCTTGCTAACTTTAATCTTTGCCATACCTAGCCCCCGATTATCAAACTACTAGATATTGTAGTATGCACATAGCAAGAAGTATACAGGCTGTCAAAGTTTTTGTGCAAGTAAAAAAATCCCCGGGGACGTGACCCCCGGGGTGAATGGCGTGAAGGAGACGCCGGAGACAACTGCTGCAAAGCCATCATATCAAGTCCAACCTAAACTTGCAACAGGGCGAATTTCTCTACGCTGGGCTAGTCCATGCCCTTCGCCAACACTGGCGATATGGAGCATTAAGTACTGTAGGGCTTCAGCAACGTGTGAATGTTTGTTCTTATCAATATCCCCATCACCTTTGGGTTTATAGCGGTAGCCCCCCATCATGGCAGCCTTTAGCTGCGTACATGTCGGGTCAACTAAGAAAGCTGGGTCACCATCTACTTGCCGCATGAGGTAGTCGTCCACGGCATTAAGCCGTGCCGACACATTGTTAGTCTTAGCGGGAATGACTTTAAGCCCCTCGGCTTTGATGATGTCTACTGCACTGCGCTCATCGGTCTGCGCCCGCTGCACACCCGCAGGGTCAACAACCACTAGGATGGGCGCACCACCAAACTTTTCGTAAATCATCGGCTTGAGCATAGTACGCACGAAACGCTGGATGCCCATGTCAAACGATACACACTCGCCAAGTATCAGTGCCCGACCACGTGGGTCTTGCTGCCCAATGACTGCGGCTGGGGTTAACCCTAAGTCCATACCAATAACAATGGGGCGTACGCCGTTGGATATAAACCGAAGCCGTTGTTTAGCCATGTGGTAGTCCGGCCTGAAGTATTTGTAGACAGGCATACCGGCGGAGGACAACCCGTAGTCCCCGTCAATATAGACGCGGATGTATTCTTCCGAGCGACCTTGGGTATCGTAGTATCCGTCGGGGAGATTCTCAATGTTCTCAGCCTGTGGGCTTCTACCCGAGGGTTGCTTGAACACATCCCAGCCGTTGTCGTTGGCTGACACCCCGTCTTTGGGGTCAAGCCCCTCCATCTGGTAATACCACCACGTATCCATAGTCGGTGGGTTGGTATCCCCCCACATCCCATGCCACGTCGGGCCACCGTCTTTAGCCGACGGAAAACGCCCAATACGTTTAGACATCGCATCAATAATGTCGGGGTGAATATCCCGGCACTCGTTAAACCATGCGAAGGTCAACTCCAAGGAGTTCAAGTTAGCTACGTCATCGGCGTCGTCCAGCGCTCGGAACATAATCTCGCACTCAACATCCCCCACCTTAAAGAAGTAAGTCTTGGTAGTGCGCATGTACTCCCCGCACTGTCCGGGCGGGAACCAATCCAAGAACGTCTTGATGGTTGTATCTTGCAACTGCCTTGCGGTTTCACGGACAATAGCCGCCCGCGTGCGCCGCACGCCTTGGGCATTTGGCTTTTGGGTACTGGCTCTACGGACAATCTCAAACGAAGAAGTTACTGACTTACCCGAACCTACCGGCCCCATGAGTACTCGCATCTTAGCGTTGGACTCCATGAATTTTGCCCCGGTAGGAGGCGGCGTGTAGTTAATATTCAGTGCCATTAAATCTCCTGTACTAGCATGACCACAAATTCCCGGCCACGTTTTTTGTGCTTTGTAATCTTTGTCCGAAAGGACACACCCGCGTCTTTTAACATAGTTGTAAAGTTATGATACTCCACAGAACTATTTAACACCACCGAACGAAACCCGTCATAGGAAGTAGTAAACCTACTCTCTAAGTGAGATGGCAGGGGCATCCGTAACCTCGACTGTTTGTGCTTCAATCACTTGGGCTTCATGTTCTTGCCCACCCAAATTAATGGTGATGCGTACACCACCATTCGCATTGTTGTCGACCTCAGTAGTTTTTGGCTCAAGCCCGCCCCACTTAACGGTTGACTTGATTAGGTCAGCCTTGACTGCGGGGGATACGGCTGGGTCGTGAATCAACATCCAAGAAGTTGTCAGGAGTTCTTCCGCTTGGGCGCGGGCCTTCAGTCGGAATGTAATTCCTTTTTCCCGGACTTCCTCTCGGTAATGCTCCACTTTCTTAAGGAACACGGGGTCGCCATTGAAGATAAGAATCTCATTAGCCGTGATGTTGTGGCGTGTCATGACTTCCTGCAAAGTCTCGCCACTCCCCTCTAGCGTGAGGGCAATGTCGAACGCCAGCCTATCTGACCATTTAGTGTGGTGTAGTGGTAGGGTATCCATAGCCGGAATATAACACAGCAACTTACTTAGGTGTCAACAAGTTTAGTTATACGGAGATTAGGGAAGTTACGCCGTGGAGCTAACTTTACACGTTCCTTTTTTTGGGTCTTGCTTTAAGCGGTTTACCTATATAGGGGCGGGGGTCAAAAACGCAATCCATGTACCCCCCTGCCAGCCAGCCACAAAGCAAGCCAAAACAAAAACCAAAACCAAAAAGCATCAAGCCACAAGCCCTGAAAACAGGCGTATTTGACAATTTTGTAAAGTCTGGCAATCTGAAATTGTCGTATGCAAATGCAAACGATTCAGACGAAAGTCTGATGTTCATTAACAACTTAGGAGAATCAAATGAGCACACATGCTCCTACCGCTAAGCGGTCGATTGCCCCCGTTACTGTGACGGTTGAAATCACAGCTACCCGTATCAACGAGAACGGTACGCTCTCAGGGATTACGGCAAAGGTTGTGAAACAGCCAATCAAGGGTAACGAGTTTAAAACCTCGGTCCCCCCAATGGCAGGCGGTGCAGTCTACCTGAAAGCAGATAGTCTTGAAGGATTGGTAATTCAAGACGGTGCGACTCAGGTACAAGCCGTAAAGCGTAAGTTGTTCTCGTAACCCAACCCCCGACTGGTGACAGCAGTCGGGTTCTTTTTAAACCATGAGGAGAAATCCAATGAAGGTACGTAAACAAGAGTCGTATAGGTTCTGTGTCAAGTGGATAGAGAATGATTCAATCTACTTTCGCTGGTTCAAGCGTGATAGATACGCTGTACAGTTCCAGCAAGAGTTAATTGATGATGGAATTCTACCCGAGAATGTTCGGATTCATATGAAGTAAACCACAGGAGCGGAGCCGAAAGGCTCCCTCCCTAACCTTACAGGAGAATTAAATGGAACATTACCGCAAATTTCTACAACAGGAAATGCAAAAGCCAATCCAAACCCGCAACATCTTCATGGAACATGAGCGGAAACAGGAACGGCGGGAAACAATCAAGGCTTTACTCGCAGCAATCGCCATAGCACCAGTACTTTATGCACTACTCTGGATACCAATGGCGATGTTCTAACCACCCAACCCGTCGAAAGGCGGGTTTTTTTACGTCCAAAACTTTACATTCTTTATCTATAGTATATAAAACCATACGCCGGGGGGTGCAGGCACGATACTTTTACGCTATATCGCACATAATCTATAAGCAATCTAAGTTGTATGGCCCATATAGATTGTTGTAAGGTTAAACTTGACACGCTAGAACCCAATGTTTATGCGGGTCTTAGCCATGTGATAGTAGAGTTAATCTAAATAATCTAAATAATCTATTCAATATATACATATACCCTTTCCTCTAGGGCTAAGACTGTAAAGTTAAGGAGGGCGGGTGAATGTTGTCACCATAACCTTACAAGATTATTTATATCATTTAGATTATTGCCCCGTAAGTTGTTGATTCTTTTAGGAATTCCTAACAATCTAAGTTTTGTATTTGACTACTTTCTTTGGATGTGTTACTCGCGGTGTTAGATTATTGGCTGACCTTGTATAATTACACAACTCAGCCGACCCCTCGAAGTGAGTGCTCGCTAACCCGCAAACCCTTGCCCAGCCTGTGTTTGCATTTTTCGCTGGGTCTGGCAATCTGGTCGAGTCCCTGCCACACAGCAGTAAGACAATGTATGTAATGTAAATTAACTAACTTCAGGAGTAATACAATGCAAGCAACTGTGAAGAAGTCCATCAAGCCAGTAACATTCACCATTACTGTGGTAGCCAAGAAGGTTAACGAGAATGGTACATTCTCATCCTTTGAGGTACAGAGCGTTAAGGGTAATGTAAAGAACAACACCTTTAAGGTAGTAGCCCCACCACAAGCAGGAGGTGCACTGTACATCAAGTGTGAAACACTTGAAGGTATGGAAGTATTGCAGGAAGGCACTACAACTAATGCACCTAAGCAGAAGTTGTTCTAACCCAACAGGGCAGACTAACCCTCTGCCCTTTCTCTTTTCATCAACATGTTCATAGGAGATTATATGAAGTGGACTATCCGTAAAACACCCAGTGGTTACGTTGTAAAGTTTAAGCATGAGGCAGACAACCAAGTGTTCCCTAACAGGGCATTGGCGTTAGCTTACATCAACCATCGTGTACTATCCTCGATGGGGTTATGACATGAATAGCCTATTTAGTTTAAATGGGCTACCTCGTGTAGCCAATAGCAAGTGTAAACCTTACGTTGTAGAGTGCAAACCCTTTAGGGGTAACAACCTCTTTGGTATCTTCTCGCTGATGGATGCAGACCAAGAGGTCTACACTGTGTACAGTTACGGGGAACACTTCCCGTTATACATACACACTAACGGCATGTGGTTTGAGAATGAGGATAGGTTTAGTGCCTCTACCCTTAAACACAGTAGCCAAGCTAGACCCTCTGATACCACCATCAAACTATCCACACGATGGATGCAACGCCTAGCCAACAACGGCTATCAGGGGATTGCCCAAGAGCGTGTACTTTCAACCGAACCATTGGAGGAAGCATGATTGTCAAAGTAGATTCATGGCTATATCGCCTTATCCTTCGTATGCCTATATTCGTACCCCACTCTATCGAGTATTGCAGGGTGGGTAGTGACTACCTAGGCTATGTCCGTGTCAACTGGTGTAAACCTAGGAGGTATTGATGGAAGATTATCACTTGCCCATATGTACCAACTGCTATGCCGTAAGGGTAGAACCTCAACGCCGTAAGATGGTAAGACCAACGTGCCTGCGGTGTGGTGAGGCAGTAGCCAAGCAACGTAAGTTTACAGTAGCTTGTAACAACAAGCAGGGGTATGAGCTTATCACTAACCCTGACTACCTTAAACAACTTAACCCAAAGAGGACAACATGAAACGACCAACACGATACATCTTATGGATGCTTTACGGACTAATCATGGGTGGCTTAGTTGCCTACTTGATGTCATGAGAAAGCTATTTGACTGGGTGCTTTCTGCTTTATTGATGCTTGCTTTCTGCATCTTTATGGCAGTCATAGCCATCGAATGGATGGCAGGATGTGGCGAAAGCTACATAGATGCTAAGGGTGTACGCCACTTGTACGAGTGTGTATTTATTAACTTTCCACCAAAGGAGTAAACATGAAACGCCTATTCGCTTTACGTGATAGCCGTGGAATTATTGTGCAGAACGAGCACAAGCAACCAATGTACTTTGCTGACAAGCAGTCAGCTAGGACATACAGAAGTAAGTTGACGCAAGAAATCAATCGGTACTTCGTTACTTACGGCATTGACCATAAACTTTACAAAGGACAACACTAATATGCGAGCCTCACTACTTAAAGATACAATCAAATCCCTATTCCCTATACAACGTACGTTGTGTATAGAAGGTAGCCCCGGTGGTGGTAAGACCACCATAGTGCATCAAGTTGCTGAAGAACTTGGCGTACCCTGCATTGAACGGCATATGCCTACCATGCTTGTTGAGGACTTCGGTATCCTGTTCCCTGATGGTGAAAGCCAACTGCATTACAAGCTACCTGACTGGTTCCCCATCAAGGGCAAAGCACCTGACAGGGGTATCCTGTTGTTCGATGACCGCAACCAAGCCAATGGTGACTTGCAGAAAGTCCTAGCCAACATCTGCCAAGCACGTACTTTACACGGCACACCGATGCCTGATGGGTGGCAGGTAATCTCCACAGGTAATCGCCAAGCAGACCGAGCAGGTGCTAACCGAGTACTGGGTCATCTGCGTAATCGTGAAACAGTCTACGAACTAGAAACCCACCTCGATGACTGGACTACATGGGCACTTGACAACAACGTCAAGCCTGAGGTGATTAGCTTTATTCGCTTTAGACCTGCCTTGCTACATGACTATGACCCACAGCGTGACCAAAACGCTACGCCTCGTTCATGGGTAGAGGGTGTATCCGATGTGATTGGTACTGTGCCCTTTGATGCAGAGTACGAGTCCTTCAAGGGTGCGATAGGTGAAGGTGCGGCGGCTGAGTTCGTAGGCTTTGTGAAGGTATTCCGTAAGCTACCTAACCCTGATGCAGTACTGATGAACCCGACTACTGCTGAAGTACCGACTGACCCTGCTACCTTGTATGCCCTGAGTGGTGCTATTGCTGAACGTGCTACTGAAGGCAACTTTGAACGGGTCTGTACCTATGCAGAGCGTATGCCTGCTGACTTCTCGGTGCTTACTGTGTCGTATGCCTCACGTAAGAA